GCTGCTGCTGCTGTGGGGCGCCCGCCCGCAGGATGACCCCGGTGACCCAGCTGTGTGGCGCGCCGCATCGCCACACTGGTCCGAGGCGCGGCGCGAGCTCATCGAGGACAAGTACGAGAAAGCGCTGGCCGGTGAAGTGGATCCGCAGGCCGATGACCCCGACCCGATGGAGGGGTTCCGAGCTCAGTACCTCAACGTGTGGTCCCTCACCACGTCCAAGGTCGAACGCGGTGACCCCGTGGTGGACCGCGCCAGCTGGGGTGAGCTCACCGTCACCGGCTCGAGCTCGAGCCCACCGGACGGTGCCGCGGTCGAATCGTGGTTCGACTCGGGCGCCGCGGTGGCGCTGGCGTGGAAGCTCGAGGACGGCGCCGCGCTCGTCAAGGTGCTCGAGGTGCCGGACGTGGCTGCAGCTGCGGACGTGCTCGCAGCGGTGAGCTTCCGCGGTGAGCTCGTCGTGGGCGCATCGCTCGAGGACGATCCAGCGTTCAAGGGCAGGAAGCGGACCAAGGGGGCGGGCCAGCTCATCGGATCCGTGCTCGAGGTGGGCAGACTGCTCGCCGCGGGCCAGCTGGTGCACGACGGATCACCGGCGCTGACCGCGCAGCTGCTCGCTGTCCGGGTGGTCAAGGGCACGAACGGGCCGCGGCTGGCGTCCACCGGGCGGGGTGACGCCATCAAGGCTGCAGCGTGGGCTGCAGCTGCAGCTCGAGCTCGTCCCCGCAGGCGCAAGCTCGAGGTAATCACCGCCGATTAACGGGACCGCGACACGCCGAGGGTTCACGGGAACCCCCGACGTGTGGTGTCAGATTCACCCGTGAGTATCTGGACGCGAGCAGCTCGAGCCATCGCAGACCCCATCAGCTCGCCGGTGACCGCAGAGCCACCCGCGTTCGCGGTGGACGCCGACAGCATCGACCCCGCCGTGTTCGGGCTCACCAGCTACGCCACCAGCAACGTGGCACCGGCGCCGCGCATCGACCGGATGACTGCCATGCAGGTGCCCGCGGTGAAGCGTTCGCGGGATCTCATCGCCGGTGTGCTGGGCAGCCTGCCGGTGAAGCTCTACAGCCCGAGCAAGGACGAGCTGGCGTGGCCGCTGCTCGAGCAGCCCGAGCGTCACCGCCCGGTGTCAGTCACGATGACCCAGCTCATCGAGGACATGCTGTTCGAGGAACGCGCATGGTGGCAGGTGCTCGAGCTGCACGGACCCGAGGCGGGCGTGCTCGCCGGGTTCCCCTCCCGCGTGAAGCGGCTGCCCCCCCGGGAGGTGTCAGTCAACGACGAGACCGAGGAAGTGACGTACCGCGGTCGCACCATGCGCGATGACGAGCTCATCCGGTTCGACTCGCCGAATGACGCGCTGCTCGTGGTCGGAGCTCGTGCCATCCGCACCGCGCTCATGCTCGAGGCAGCCACCCAGCGGAACGCGGACGGCATCCCGCCGCTGGACTTCTTCACGCCCAAGGACGGGGACGTGGACCCCGGTGACAAGGCCGAGATAAAGGCCATGCTGGCTGAGTTCGATGAGCTCAACCGCCAGCGCAAGACGGGCTATGTGCCCGCGGCGCTGAACTACAACGTTGCCGGATGGGATCCCGAGAAGCTGCAGCTGGCTGACCAGCGCCAGCACGCCACCCTCGAGATTGGCCGACACGCTGGCATCGACCCCGAGGCGCTCGGTGTGGCGGTCACCTCACGGACCTACTTCAACGCCGAGCACAAGCGCCGCGAGTTCGTGGACTTCACGCTGGGTGGGTACCTCGTGGCGCTCGAGGGGCGGCTGTCAATGGGTGACGTGTCCCCATTCGGGCACACCGCCAAGGTCAAGCTGGACGCGTTCCTGCGGTCCGACACCAAGACCCGCATGGAGACATACGAGATTGGTGAGCGGGTCGGCGCCTACACCAAGCCCGAGATTCGTGAGCTCGAGGACAAGCCCCCGCTGGCCGAGCAGCCAGCTGCCCCCGCCCCACCCGTCCAGCTCCGAGCTGCCAGCACCGGCGACGCGGACACGTCCATCTTCGATATGGGGATTCAGTGATGACCAAGCTCACCAAGCTCAGCCCGACGTTCGACAGCGCGCTGGCCACCGCGGACGCCATCACCGGTGGCGCCGTGTTCGCGGTGGACGTTGAGTCCCGCACCATCCGCGGGCTCATCGTTCCGTTCGAGCGCATCGGCCTCAAGGGCGGACGGCGGTTCGTGTTCCACGCCGGGACCGTCAGCTGGACAGACCCCAAGCGGGTCAAGCTCTACATCCAGCACGACCCGAACCGCGCCGTAGGCCACGCGTTCGAGCTCGAGCAGACCCCCGCGGGCATCGTCGGCGCGTTCCGCGTGGCTCGTACCGCGGCAGGGGACGAGGCGCTGCAGCTCGCAGACCCCAACGGGGACGCCGTGTGGGACGGGTTCAGCATCGGCGGATTCGAGGACGCCGTGTTCGAGCTGCGTAGCGACGGCATCCACCACGCCGTGAACTACCCCCTGCGTGAAACCTCGCTCACCCCCCAGCCCGTGTTCACGGACGCACGGGCCACAGCTGTGTCCATGTCCATCAGCACCACCCCACCGGAAGGTTCAACCACCATGAAGTGCAGCAAGTGCGGCGCGCCCGCGCACATCGGGGCATGTGACCCCACCACGCTCACCACGTTCGAGGCGTCCAACCCGCCCCAGCTCGAGGGCACCCCCACCCCGCCCGAGGGCGTCAGCGCGCCGGACTTCGCCGCGCTGAACCAGACCATCGGGGACGCCATCGCCGCGGGGTTCGCCAACCTCGCCAACCCGCAGGCACCGCAGGGCGGTGGCCGCGAGCTGGTGCCCGCTGGCGCCGGTGGCGGATCCGCGTTCAGCGTCCGCGAGGAGCTGCCCTACCGCTTCGACGGCCCCGCAGGTGAGCACTCGTTCACGCAGGACATCAAGGACGGGTTCGCCGGGACGGACGGTGAGGCGCGCCAGCGCGTCGAGAAGTTCATGGACGAGGCGTTCGCGGTCACCACCACGAACGTGTCCGCGCTCAACCCGGTCCAGAACCGGCCCGAGCTCTACGTGCCGAACCTCTCGTTCACCACGCCGCTGTACGACCTCGTGGCCAAGGGTTCGATCGACAGCGTGACCGCGTTCACGGTGCCCAAGTTCTCGAGCGCCAGCGGTCTGGTGGCGGACCACACGCAGGGCGTCGAGCCCACCCCCGGCGCGTTCGCCGCCACGGTCCAGACCGTGACGCCGGCCCCCATGTCGGGCAAGATCGAGGTGAACCGCGAGGTGTGGGACCAAGCGGGCAACCCGCAGTCCGACGGCATCATCTGGGGCGAGATGCTGAACGCGTGGTTCGAGGCGCGTGAGGCCAAGATCGCCGCACGGCTGGCCACCACCGCCACCGCTGAGCTCAACCTCGCCGGTGTCGTGGACGCCGCGCTGGTGGATGCGCTGGTGAACTACTACGCCGGACTGCAGTTCATCCGGGGTGGCAACCGGTTCACAGCCACCGCCGCGGACAGCAAGCTGTTCCTTGCTGCGGTGGGCGCCAAGGACAGCGCCGGACGCAAGCTGCTGCCCGTGCTGTCCCCGCAGAACGCGCAGGGCAGCACGGACGAGGGGTTCTCCACCGTCCAGCTGGGGAACCAGAAGATCGCTGCCGCGTGGGCACTCGCGCAGGGCGCCAACACGCGCAGCTACAACTTCGTCCCCTCGAGCGTGTGGTGCTGGACCAGCACCCCCAAGAAGTTCACGTTCGAGTACCAAGTCAAGTCCGTGGACATGGCCATCTGGGGCTACTGCGGCACCGCGCTGCTGCGTGACTCCGACGTCAAGCCCATCGACTACGACACGTCGGACACCTGAGAACCGCCTGCGGGGTGAGGTGGTGGGGCAACCCTCCTAACCAATGTCGCCGGGGAAGTGACACCCCGCCCCGCAGGAGGCACCACCCCGGGCCAGTGTGGCCCCGAGCTGGCCCACGAGTCCGGGCATCGGGGCACCCCCATTCCCACCGGAAGGAACGCGCACCATGACCCGCAAGCAGAAGCAGTCCAGCGACACGCCGGACGCGCAGCTGGACACCGGCATCGACCCCGCCGAGGGGATCAACGAGACCGGCAAGGACGCGCCGGTGTACGACGAGCGCGGCAACGTACGCCCGCGTGGCACCAAGGGCGCCAAGCCCATGAGCTACGCGCAGCGCGTCGAGCTCGCTGCACGGCTGGGCACCCTGCCCAACCCGGACCGCACCACGGCGCAGGCACGTAAGGCCAGCGCGCCGCGCCGCGCTCGAGCAGCTGCCCGCACCGCCAAGGGGAAGTGAGCTCGCACCATGCCCACCCCGCCCGATGCCACCGCGGTGACCGACTACCTCGCTGAGCTGGACCTGTCCGACCGCTGGACGCCGGATCAGATCGCTGGCGCGCTCGCTGCAGAGACAACCGCGCAGGCTGCCCGGTGTCGCATCCTGCCGGTGGACGTGGAAGGGGAAGCCGTCCAGCCGTACCTCAGCGACCTCGCGGAAGCTCTCAAGCGGCGCGTGGCGCACAACCTCGCGCTGCGTGCGCTGCCGCTGGGGGTCAAGGCCAGCATCGCGGACGCCGCGGTGGCCACGGACAAGGTGGGTGGACTGGACGCCGAGGTGCGCCGGTTCGAGGCGCCATATCGCAAGCTGGTGATGGG